AAAACGAACGATTTGATTGCGACAAACGCCAACATTGACGGAGCAAAGATCGGCTCTCTCAACGTAGAGAAGTTGACTGGCGACGTAGCGAAGTTCGTTAGCGGATACGCGGCTCCGTCCGGATCTATTCCAAGTACGTTCCAGACGTACATCACGATGAACCTTCCTAAGTCAACCCACTCGCAAGGTCACAAGCCTTTCATTCAGGTGGGCATCATCGATCAAAATCCATATCCGGTTGGCGGTTATGTCCAGATATGGGCTACTCCGATAGGAGACGGAACTGCAACGCCAGCACTTGGCCCTATTGCTCCGTCAGCCCAAAGTTATTGGACTCAAAATTTAGAGGGGTTCACTGAGTTCCTTGGGTGGATTTTAACATTCACAGGATATGTTGATATTTCGATTGGCGATGTCATTACGTCCAATAACAACGAAAGCGGAACCGTCACTAACGCGATCTTCACCGGAAGCCAGACAACTATTTCCGTTGAAATTTACAACGGAACCCTCGGATCGTCATATACGCGAACCAGACCGACCATCCCTAATGGGCAGGAAGGAACGCCTCAGATGCTGCTTGATAGTTATTGGGACGCATACGACATGACTAGCGTCGCCGTTTTTTGCAGCATCCCTCAGACCACGCTGTCTTGGAAGTTTGAGGTCAAGGTTCGCGCACAGTGGAATAATGCTTTGTTCATTGCCCGTATAGACTCCATAGCAATGGGACTCCGATAATGTTCATCAAGTGGGGGCCGAATGGCCCGGAATCTTCAGTACAGAGTTCCCCCGGCGATGACGGCGGCGAATGGCTTCCGGTTATTGGCGACCCTAGGCTGAAAGACAGGAACCCTGTCACGCAGACCGTCCGTTACGAGCGGGTCGATGACGTCGTCTTCGAGCGGGTTGAGGGGCCAAATGAGATGGTCTGGTGGCAAGGCCGGGTCAAGAACTACCCCCGCATCTCCGACCAACTGGACGCCATCTGGAAGGGTGGCGAGGAGATGGAAGCCATGCGTCAGAGGGTGCTTGCCGTTAAGGCTAAGTGGCCCAAGCCGTGATGGACTTGCGGTGTACAAAGGCTTACGATTGACACAGAGGGAAAACCGTGATTCACAAGGCAGATATTAGGGATATCTGGGACTACGTCAGGCATGGCATTCAAGAGATTTGGGATGACTCTACGCCTGACTGGAGACCTGAAGACCTCTATGCCTGCTGCCTGTATGGTCACGCTGATGTGTATCTTCTTGGAGACACTGGTGGGTTTTGCATAATTCAGGAGAGACCCATGCCCTTCAAGAACCAGAAGACCCTTCTTCTATGGGTCGGATACGACAAGACAGGGGATGCTTTTAGAAAGCATATCTCGGACTTCGAAGCCCTCGCTGAGAAGAGAGGGTGTTCTGCTGTTGAGTTTTGGTCATCCCGAAAAGGGATGGAGAAACTGAGTAGACGATACGGCTATTCACCGTACGCAACGATTTACACAAAGGTGCTTTGATATGGGTAAGGGCGGCAAAGGTAAAATCGATACAGCCGACGCCATTGAGGCAAAGCGTATTGCCATTGAAGAGTGGAACGACCGGATGCAGTTTGGCGCACCGGCTGAAAAATTCTTCATGGAACAGGTTGACCGCATGCGAACCCCTGCTGAATATCAGCGGGCTGCTGGCTTGGCGAGTTCCGCGATTCAGCCTGAAATAGAGGCTGCACGGGCCAAGGCAGAACAGGAATCTATTAGCCGAGGCATGGCGCCGGGTAGCGGCGCGTTTGGTTCTCCAGCCCTGACCAAGGGCTTGGCTCGATCAAAGGCTCTCGGGCTTGCTGAGTCGCAGGACGCGCAGACTACCCGCTACTTCGCCGGTCAGCAGACGGTAACTGGAATCGGTCGTGGTCAGGCTGGTCAGGGGCTTCAGGGTCTCGGCCAACTTGCTGACATTTCCGGTCGTCGCGCAGCCGCAGAGGCTAGGTCTGCTTACGAGTCCTCGGCAGCCATGCGTAACCTTGCCGGAACTGTAAGCGGCGTCGGCGCTGGCTTTTATGCCAACTATGCCTATCCGAAGAGCAATCCATCTGGGGGCTTCGGCATGGGCGGAGGTAACGGTTGATGGACTATTTCAGCGCATTGCAGGGGCTGAATCCTGATCTTGATCGTTATATCCGTAATGGCGGATCATTCTTGTCTGCCCCGCAACAGCAGACTATGCCGACCGGGCCATACCCGGGATATGCACAAGTCCTGTCTGGCTATGGGATGAACGTTCCTCAGCAACTTCAGCCGAACTACAGTTCTTACACGCTTAACCCTCAAGCCGATTACGGCAAGAACACGGCTGAGTATCTCGCCAGAGATCTTCTTCGTGCGCAGCGTCGTTACTACGAGGATGTTTACCGTCCTCGCGAACTGAAATTATTTAACGATATCCTTCAGGACTACGACAAGATTGTCGAGGAAGATCTTGGCCGAACTAAAGAGATGGTCTCTGGCGCATTCGGGGCTGAGGCTGGAGCCGCCGCTAGGCAGGCCGGTCGATACGGCTTAACGCCGAATACGCCGGACTTGGGCTTGGCAGAAACATCAGCAATGGTTGGCGGCCTCAACAGGACTCGCCTGACAGCGGAAGATCGTCGCATGGCATTGCTTGGCGGCGGACTTGATGCTCTTCGCGGAGGTGACTAATGGCTGGCGGTCTTATTGGAATGAACATTGAGCGTGGGCGTCAGGCGCGGCAAACGCTGCTTGGACTCGCCGCTCAAGAGCAAAGCATGAACGCTGTCAACGAGCAGATCAAAGCGGCTGAAAAAGCCGAGAAGATGGGCATGCTTGGCACAGGCGCAGGTATTGGCGCAAAACTCGGAATCGAGGCGACCAAGGCAGCCGCTGCAAAGGGCGTTTCAACTGCTGGTACTCTTGCGACAACCGCCGCTCCGGCGACAACTGGCATCGAACTCGCTTCGGCTTATGGCGCTGGATCTGGTGGCGGCGCCGCGCTTGCTGGCTTAGAAACCGGAGCGGCTGCCGCAGGCACTGCTGCTGCAGGAACTCAAGCGGCAGGCGCTGCCGCAGGCACTGCTGCTGCAGGCTCTGGCGCTGGTAGCGCCGCACTTGCCGCAGCCCCTTGGGTTCTCGGCGGCATGGTCGTCGCGTATCTTCTTTCAGAACTTTTTGACTGAGGTCTAATATGGCTCAGGGATTTGCACAGGGCTTCACATCCGGATTCGGCCTCGTCAGCGATGTCTTCAAAGAGAAGCGTCAGGCCGAGGCGCAAGAAAAGCAGATGGCTTTTCAGCGCGAACAGTTTGAGGAGCAAAAGCGTCGCTCCACCGAACAAGAGGCGAGACTGAAATCCGCTGAGGAGCGTGCTATTGCCGCAGAAGCGCGTGCCGACTTGGAGTTCTCAAGATTGGTTGACCAACAAGACACTGTAAAAGCACTTCAAACCGGAAATGCTGAATTCATCTTGGCTCATAGGAAGCTCGGCCCTGAACTTCTGGCGCAGCTCGATCCTAAATACAGAGATATCTACGACAGGCTGAGCAGGGGCGAGTTATCAATAGATCAACTCGACACTCAAACTGTAAATATCCTTCTTGCTCCGGAACTTCGCAGAAATGTTGGCGAGAAAACTCGCGTGAACATGAACCCTGCTGAGAAAGATCCGGCCAAGATTCAGTACAAAAACATTACCGTCCTTAACAAAGGCATAGAAAGCGTTAACGCCGTAGAGGGAAGGCCGGACGTTCTGTCGCTCAACATTCTCGTTGAGGGTGTTGATGAGAACGGTCAGAGAATCATCTTCACAGAAAAGATGACTGCTGGCAGAAAGATCGGCGGAGAGGAAAAGACGATTGGAGTTCGTCAAACCGTAGACTACATCACTGTTGGCAAGAGAGCGGCTTACGATCTTTTTAACAGCACTCCTGCCTTCAGAAATATTGCAAAAGCATATGGCGTTGGATTAACTCCCGAGCAGGAAATTGGCATTGCTAAAGAGGCAAGGGCACACTATTCTCGTATTCAAGATGAAAACGAGAAGCGCCTTGAGTCTCTTAAAGAGTATAATGAGGAGGCTTTTTCAAAAAGGTTTGGCAGCAAGACTCCATATGAAGCCGCAGAAGATGTGACAAGGGCATACTTCGGCGGAATGGATGTTGAGCAGCACATCTCATCCTCGCTTCAGCGTGTCAGGTCAGCAAATGATGCCTCGCAGATAGCGAGGATTCCTGATCTTGAATCTTCAAAATCGACGTATGCTCAGTTCGGTCTTCAGATCAAGAACAACGATGAAGCGATTCGCATGAAGAACGATGAGTTTGCCATGCAAGCTAAGTATGGGGATGATTCGAACACAGTAATCCCTTCTATGATCAGGAGGCTGTCAACTGAATTGAACCGCCCGATCACGTTTGATGAGTACAGACAACTCCAGAGAGAAGTTAGGAGTGTCATGGAAAAATCAAAGACAAAGGAACTCAGCGAAGGGGTGATCGGCGAGGCTATCAACAAGATGGTTCGCGGCGAAACACCACCTGCAACAACAAACAGGCTTGCTGGTGAGCAGCTCGGGCCTCTAGGCTCTGCTGCGTTCACTCCTTCTGGAAGCATAATTCTTCCCGGATATGGAGTCGCACGGTCTGATCAGGCTGAAAAAAAAACTGAGCAGCCAACAGTAGACAATCGTGTCTCCAGCATTGCGCCTCCAAAATACGCAACAAGCATTACTATTGCGGCCAAAAGCGCAAACATAGACCCTGTTGTACTTGCTAAAATCGCTCAGACTGAAAGTAATTTCAGGGATGACGTAGTAAGCGGTAAGACAGTATCAAGCGCCGGTGCAGTTGGAATCGTTCAGATGGTTCCAAAGTGGCACAAGAATGTTGACTTCGAGCGTGTAAAGAAAGACCCGGCTTACGCCCTCAATGAGGGGGCTAGGTACTTTAGGGAACTCCTTGACATGTATGGCGGTGATTATCAAAAGGCTGCCGCTGCGTACAACTGGGGGCCGGGCAACCTGTCAAAACTTATCAAAGATAAGGGAGATAATTGGAGGATGCATCTCCCTACAGAGACAAAGAACTATCTCAAAAAAGTCTTCGCTTAAAGCAATGGAGCAAAGTGATGGAAGCAACCAACCACACGCGGTGAGACATGGCTGACATTACAGATCTTTGGGGTGATATTGTTGACCCTGAGAGCGTTCGCTCTCTTGGCGCGTCACTAGGCAAGCAAGCCGAGGCCGGTAAAGAGCCTTCTATTTCGAAGGCTCTTGGGGCTGGCGTCGATGTGATGCAGGCTGGGTTCCAGAGAACTGGTCAGAGGGTGGCAGAGTCACTTGGCGCAGAAGGACTGGCCACTAGTCTTGGCGTCGCGGCAGAACAGAACGTAGCGGAAGCAGCCCCATATCTGTATCAGCCAGCCTACGGTGACACTGGGCTGTCCGGTGCGCTGAACATCACAGACCCAAACTTCTGGCGGCAAGCGATCCCGAATATGCTCGGGTCGTCGTCAGGGTTTTTTGCTGGCGCGGGTGCTGGCGCAATCGCTGGATCTGCTATAGGCCCGGTAGGAAGCGCAGTTGGCGCAATCATCGGCGGTGTTTTGGGTGGCGGCACTGCATCTTTCATCCAGAGTTATGGTGATAACTACTATAGTTACATCGAAAGAAACCCCGGAGACTTTGAAGGCGCTGATGATTACGCGGCAAAAGCCTCTGGTCTCGGCGCAGCCATTGATGCTGCATCTGTTGCTATCGCGCCGATTGGCCCAGCCGTAACCGGCATATCGTCCGCCCTGAGAAAGACCGCCCTTCAGACTCTCCTGCAAGGCTCTGCTGAAGGCGGAAATCAATACGCACAAAACTTGATGCAACGTCGCTATCTCGATAGCGGCATTGATCCGACAACTGGCGTTGCAACTGCTGCAATTGGCGGCGGTCTTCTTGAGGCTGTTGTTCTCCCTGCTGAGATTGCTGCCGCTCGTCGCATTGGCGGTGGCCCGATGCCAACGCCTCCGGCCCCTCCTGTTACGGGCGGTGAAACCGGAACGACTGGTGATCAGATTGTTCCGCCTCCTCCGGCTCCACCCGCTCCGCAGCCCCCTGCGTTTGCGGTTCAGCGTTTGTCTGAACTCGAGTCTGTTCAGCAACCGAGTCTTGAGCAAAGCATTGAGACGGCTTTCCTCAGAGACTCTCTCGCTGACCCTGCGAAGTTTGAAGCGATCGACAATGCTTACGACATCAAAGATGTCGAGGGCGTTGCTACGCCTGTATTCCGTCGAGCCGCTGAGATTCAGCCCGGCGCAATAGCAGCAAGTGTTGGCGAGTCTGTTCGAGAAACTGAAAGCGGTCGAGATGTTCTTGCTGCACTCACAGAAGATGTGCGCAAGGTCATGTCAGGTGAGTATCTTGATACCACCGTCGTAAAGATTGCTGACGTTTACCGTCCGCGCATTACTCCTGATGAGCGTACACAGATCGAAGCGGAGCGTTCTGCTCTGCGCGATCGCGTTACGAACCTCCGCGAACGTATCGATGCGCGTCGATTGCAACTCGATCGCACTGCGCCGTCTCAGACGAAACAAGCGAAGACGCTTCGCAATCTCATCAAGAACGAAGAGGCGCAGTTAAACGATGGTCTCGCCAAGTTGGCGGCTATCGAATATCTGTTCCCGACATTCAAGACTCAGGTTGCGCCTGAGATGGCTGGCGTTGTTTCTCGTTTCCCGCAGACCGCGATCTCTGCTGGCATTGAGCCGATTCAGCAGCCGTTCTTTGGTCAGGCTCCGCAAACTACCCTTGAGAGAATCATGGGTGAGTTCGGTCGCCGCCCAGAGCCTCGTCGCGGAACGGTCAGCGGTGAGGTAATCCCTCCCCCGGCCCGTGACCTGACTGGCGTTGAACCTCCTGCCATGACGTTGGCGCGTCCTTCGCTTGGTGAGGGGGCTGGTTCTCCGGTTACTCGCCCTACCGACAATCGCCTTGAGGCTGTGGCGCGTAGCGCCACAAACATTGTCCCGCAGCCGGAAGTTGTTCGGCAGCCGATGAGCCGCCTTGAGGCTTTGACTTACAGCGCGAGACCCGGCGAGGCATTTATGCGGCAGCCTGCCGCCCAACCCGCCCCGCAGCCTGTGGCTGAAACTGTATCCGAACAGATACAGACGGCAGTTGAACCTGCCGCTGAACCCGCTCCCGCCCCTGCACCAGCCCCCGCTCCTGCTCCCACACCTACCCCCACACCTAGGGCGGGACGTCGTCGTGAGCGTGTTGCAGCGGCTGGTCGTATGCCGAACGCACAAGCCCGTAGAGAGCTTGAGGCGATGATTGATGCTGCGCCAGAAGGCCCAGTCAAGGACTCGCTCCAAACGGCTCTCAATGCGTTAGCAGCGGCAGACCTTCGCTCACTTGAGCGTCAGCCCCGCCGCGCCGCCAGACCCGCTGCCCAGCCCCGCGCTGAAGCAGTCGCCCAGCCAGAGGCTCGTCCAGCCACCGAACCGGCCACGCAACCTGCCGCAGAACCCGCTCAGCGTTCTCGTATGGCGGAAAACGTCCCCGCCTTTGGCAAAGAGGCTGGCGATACGGCAACTTTGTTGCAGTCACAGACCGCCTCGACGATTACCTATGGCACTGGACTAACCTTCCGGGCTAACCCAAATACGGTTAGTGCCGTGGCAGAGGGCGACTTCAGGGGCGAGGTCACCGCCGCATTCGTTGATCTTGTGGATAACTTCGGTCTGCCCCAAAGCCTTGTCGATGGGGTCGAGATCTACAAGAACACCAACGAGTTGGAGACAAAGGGTCTCTTCTTTAGGGATCGCAAGATCATCTCCCTTTCGGAAGACTTCTTTAACGCTGCAAATTTTGCCGACCCGAAGTTCCGAGAACTGCTGCGCGCAACGATCGCGCACGAACTCGGTCACAACCTCCACAGCCGCAATGGGTACGACACCCCGCGTGAGACTCGCATCTCCAATCAGGTGCTGACCATCAACAACGGCTCGGTGTCGGCGGTCTCAGGCGCAGCACCCCCGATGATCCGTGAGATCTTCGGGCTTCTCGCCAACGAGATGCGAACGGTTATCGTTCCGAACGCCACCCGCCTTGTGGAAGGCGGAATGGATCCAAACGATGCCATCGCTCAGGCTACTGCCGAGGCTGGTACGGCGGCACAATTTGCCTACCCGTTCTTCTATATTGGCGACCGTCAGTTCAATGGCCCGTATGGCAAGGACTGGACGGCGATTCAGTCTGAAATTATTGGTCAGATCTTCGCCATACATATAGTCAATCCGAAGTGGCTGGAGGACAATGCGCCTCTAGCCTCTGCTTTCATTAAGAGGGAGATTGCAAGGAATGAACCTGCTGCAACAAGACGCGAATTACCTGAACGAGTACGAGAAGAAGTTCGGCCACCCAGTCCCGGCGTCGGTGCTGCGGAGCCGACTGTTCGGGGCGGGATTCCTCGCGAAGGAATGGCTGGACAAGAACCAGCCGAACCCGGAGTGGGCGGAGAGGGCGAAGTTCGTGGAGTCGCCAAAGGGCAAAGAAGCACAGTTCTAGGCGGAATCCGTGATGTCGCGCCGACTTTCTACAGCGCAGTCAAGAGTGCTGTCGAAAGTCTGAAGATGACCAAGGCTCCTGCGGAGCAGTGGCTGAACACGCTCAAGAATATTCCCGGCACGAAGGTTGAGGAACTTGAGTATTACGATCTGCCGAACTGGCTCCGCTCCCAGACCGGGAGCGTCACCAAACAGCAACTCCTCGATGAGATTCAGCAGCGTCAGATCGACGTTGTTGACGCTGTTGGCAAGGGAAACTTCGAGTTCTATACGTTCCCCGGCGGAACTGGCTACAAAGAACTATTGCTCACTCTGCCGAACTTAAAGGGCAAGCCGTTCGTCAGCGAAATGCACGATTTCGGTGACGTCAAAAACATCTTGGCGCATGTCCGACTCAAGGAGCGGGTCGATACCGAAGGCAATCGCGTACTCTTGATCGAGGAAGTGCAGAGTGACTGGCATCAGGCTGGTCGCCGACAGGGCTATACCGAGGAGTCCGGCATTCCTGACGCCCCGTTCAAGACAACTTGGCCTGACCTTGCTCTCCGTCGCATCGTTCGATTCGCCGCAGAGAATGGTTACGACCGCGTTGCTTGGACAACTGGCGAATCTCAAAAGGCTCGGTACGATCTACGTCGCACGATAAGCGAGGTTCTTTACAAGAAGAACACGAACGGCACTTATCACATCCGCCCGATTGACCGTGGCGGAAACATCACCGGAGAAAACAGATCCGTAAAAGAGAATGAACTAGGCAAGTTCATTCCGAAGACCGTTGCGGAGCGGATGCTAAACAATGAAGGCGTCAAGTCTTCTGGCATGAACAGAGAGTTCATGTCTCTCTCTGGAGATATGCTCGACTCTGGCGACGGCATGATGGCTTTCTACGACCGCGAACTTGTGAACAGATCTAAGAATCTGTTTGGAAAGTTTGGCGGACGCATGACTGTAGGCAAGATCGAAGTCATGCCGGAGGGCGGTGCAGACAGAGGGTTTGCCACTGATAGCGTAAGGGCAGCAAAGAGGGCGATGACCGAAGGCGGTCAGGTTCACGTTCACCTCGACCTTCAGTATGTTGGAACGGCAAACTCTGCGGCAGAGATTGATGGGTTTGTGAGTCAGTATGCAGATCAGCCGCTAGAGTTTTCAATTCAGTTTCCTGACGAAAAAGCCGAAGCCAGGAACTTCCATGTCTTGCAGATCCCTGAGTCTCTGAAAGAGATTGCGGTATACAAGGGCTTCCCGCTGTTCATGAATCAGCGGAATGGCGCAATTTTTTCCGCCGTCAATAGCGGAGCGTTTGGAAGCATCGGACATGCTGTTGACTCTCTGCAAACGATTGTCAACTCATCGCTTGAGCAGACGAGGCCGACAAACATTTACAACGGCGCAGACGAAACGCTGCGAGACACGCTGACGCGAGTATTCGTCAACTCCTTCTACCGCCTTGAGCAGTTCCAAAAGGAGATGGCGAAGAAGATTGGCATGTCTCGTATCAGCGACGAGATGGATGCTGCTGGTCAGATCGAGCGTTTCAGCGGTCAGGTGACCGAGGACGAGCGAAAGATTCAGCGGCAGTATCTTGAGCCGATGATGAAGTACGTCTTTGACAACGGCCTCGACTACAACGAACTCAATCTCTTTGCTTACGCTCGACACGCCCCGGAGCGTAATGCTGAAATCGCTAAGAAAAACGCCGCAAGGTACGACGAACTTCGTCAGAAACTTTCTGACAAGTACGATGGCGACCTGACTCGCGCAACTAACGAGGAGAGCCGAAACCTAGAGCGATACCTGACCATGAAGGAACGGTACGCTGATGGCGGCTCTGGCATCAATACAAAGGATGCTATCGGAATCACGAATCGATTCAGAGAGGAGGGCAAATACGATAAGTATTCCTCTGCAATGAAGTTCGTTGATGACCTGATCAAGTCCACACAGCAGAAGATGGTTTCTTCTGGTCTTGTAGAGGAGGTCGTCATTGATGCTTGGAATGACAAGTACAAGTCATATGTACCTCTTACTGGCTGGGCCATAGGTGAACTTGACTCTCCAGAGGGCAACGCGATGCGCGTTGGTCGCGGGTTCTCCGTCGGAGGTAAAGAGTCTCTTGCCGCCCTTGGCCGCCAGACGATGGCGTTCCCGCCAGTCACGAACGCAATCAAACAGGCGTACGAGAAGGCGATTCGTGCGCGTAAGGTAGAAGTTGGTCGTCGCTTCTTGAACCTCGTAAGGGCGTTCAAGGATGACACGATGTGGGAAGTTATCGACAAGGACAACCCGATCTATACGCGGTACATGGATTCCAAAAAGGACGCCGTACTGTTGCGAAGGAAGTCAAGCCGTCGTCAGGGAGAGGACTTTTTTGAGGTAAAAGAGGATGGTCAAACCATCCTCATTGACATCAAAGACGACAACCTGCGTCGCGCCATGCTTAACCTCGGCGCCGCTGATATGGGCAGCCTTGTTCGTTTTACTCAGAACACGCTTGGTCGGGCGTCTTCATTCCTAGCCGGAATGACCACTCGCTGGAACCCGGCATGGTCAATCGTCAACGTGCCGCGTGACTTCATGGCCGGTATGATGAACCTCGTTGCAGAGGCTGATCTGCATGACGGCCTCCTCAAAGGGGCTGGAAAGGTAGATGGCAAGACGGTTGTTCAGGCCGCCATCTCTGATTATGTCAGCCTCAAGTATCACAAGGCTCTGAGCCGATATCTAAACAACAAGGCAGGCACTGCCGCAGAAGACAACTTCGTCAAGGAGTTCTTCGAGGACGGCGGCGCAACCGGTTATGTAAGGAACTTAGATACAAACGAACTGCACAGAGAGTTGCAAAAAAGTATCAACCTTATCGGAGAGTCTGGCTCTGCCGAAGGCGGCACCGCTTTGATGAAGGTCAAGCGAGGACTCAATGGCGTTAAGAATGCGATTGAGCATTTCAACGACATGACCGAAAACGCTGTTCGCGTTGCTGCCTACGTTAATGCGCGTAAGGCTGGCGTGAGCCGAGACCGAGCAGCCCTGCTTGCCAAGAATGTGACGGTGAACTTTAACCGTCGTGGTGAAGCCGGGCCGTTCATGAACTCGCTTTACATGTTCTGGCAGGCAAGCATCAACGGTAACTTGCAGTTCTTCAGAACGATGAGTTCTGCCGAGGCTCGAAAGTTGATGTACTACGCAGCTGGAACTGCTGCCGCCATAACAGCAATGAGCATTGCTGCGAGTGACGAAGAAGAGAACGGCAAGACTGAGTGGGAGAATCTCCCCGACTACGTCAAGGAGAATGGTCTTCCGATCAAACTTCCGGGCATGCCGATCATTGTCATCCCGCTTCCGTATGGCTACAGCATCCTGACTTACGCAGCCATCAAGGCCACCGAGACAATGCTTGGGGTTGAGTCGGCTGGCGGGTTCGTGGGCAAGACGCTTGGCAAGGTGGCGAATGACATGTCGCCGCTGCGTGTTCCAGAGTCTACGAGTGCGGCTGGCAGCACGATTCGCTCAATCGCCCCGACCGCTATCCGCCCCCTCGTAGACATCGCCATGAACGAGGACTTCGCTGGCAATCCGATCTACAAGGAGAACCCAGAGTTCGCCAAGGTCAAGATGCCGGATGCGTCGCTGCATCGTCGCGGAACTACGGACACCGCAATCGCCTTCTCAAACTTCTTGAACAAGGCGACTGGCGGTACGGACTTCCAGCCGGGTTTGATCGATGTCAGCCCTGACGCGACCGAGTACCTCATCGGTGAGATATTCGGTGGCGCAGGACGCACGTTGATGCAGGCTTACGGTGTTGCCGAGAAGGTAGTAACCGGCAAGGACATCGAGGTTCGTCAGGTTCCGCTCGTCAACAAGGTCATCAAGACGACCTCTTGGACGATGAACCCCGGCGACTTCTACGATCGTATGGACTCTGTGTACAGGGTTGAGGCTGAAGCCAAGACCTTGAAGGGCGGAGACCGAGAAGAGTTTGTCGTTGATAACAAGACGGACTACTTGGCGTTGCCGTTCGCGAAGAACGCACAGCGTCGGCTGAGCAAACTCTACGAACGCCGCAAGAAAATCCAGAACTCTTCGTCGAGCGAGGACTCAAAAGAAGAGCAGATCGAGAAGATCGAACTGGAGATTCAACGGGTGTACGACGAGTTCAACTCGCGGTACGAGAAGATCAAGGACAGGAACAGTTAGCCGTCGAAGTCGCCATCTAGCAGGTGCAGTTTGAACGCCTCGACAAGGAAGATTAACTTCGCCTTGTCGTTGGTGTTCGCACTGGCTACCAGACTGCCATCTACGTCTAAGTAAAGGATAAGAAGGTCACGCTTCCCCGGGAACCCTTTGTGGTTCTCTAGGATCTCATCGTCCGATGGGTATATCGAAACTACCTTTCCTTCCCGTTTCACTGAAGAACACCTCTTCGACTATACTTGCCTTAGATCTGAGGTGGTCTAGGTCTGGCTGAACATACTGAGCAGCCATGCTTGGCGTAGTCCAACCACCGAGCGTCATTAACGTCTTCAGATCAGATCGCTTGCCGACCTCGGTAGCCCACCCCCGTCTCGTCGAGTGTACGCCATATCCGGTTAGACCAGCAGCCTTGACCGCCCGTCTCCAAGTGTCCGAGTAGATTCGCTTGAGCGGCTCACCCCTCTCATTCACGAAGACAAACTCAGGGTGACACTTAGTGTTACGGATGAACAGCAGTATCCGCATAGCGGTTGCTGACAATGGGATGGTCAACTCTTTGCGCGACTTCATGCTGGTCGCGTCGATCCTAATAGACCGGGAATCGAAGTCTACGTTAGACCACTTGAGGCGGCAGATGTTCACGCCTCTTAGCCCGGTCGCTACTGCAAACTCGATAGCCCTACCAAGAGATGGCGGCAGTTCCTCAATAAGTTGCTTGGCTTGATCGGGACGCAAGACCGGGCGATTCGGAGTCTCCTCCGGCAGCGTGTCAACCTTTGGTAGGCGGTCAATCCATTCCCTCTCTAAAGCGAAAGAGAATACCTGCATCAACTTCTTGGTCGCGTCGTTGATTGACGACGCCTTCATGAGTGACTTCGACTTGATGATATCTCTTGCGCGTATGACCTGCGCCTTGCCTATCGCCCTGATAGAGTGGCCTTTGAAGTACTGACCGTAAACTTCGATAGCCCACTTGATCTTGTACCTAGACTGCTCCGTGATAGGAGTCGAGTTCTTGTACTGCCAAAATGATTCGACAGCCTGATCCCAAGTTAGTTCCTGCTTTCCAAAGATTCCTGATTCCATGTTGTCTCCTTAATAATTCCGTGTCTAACGTCCAGTAAAGATTTCGGATTTACAAGTTCGTCTTGGGTTGCGGCGTACACATTGTTGTTGCCAACAAACCTAAGCCGATCCTGCTTTATCAACTCCGTCGCCAACATCCATCCAGCAATTCTATATTCAGGCATCGTGCCAACTACAAGGGCGAAGATATCAACCTCAGCCCTTTTCCAAGGAACGGTGATCAGCATCCCGTTCTGTCTCGAAGTCCACTTTACATCAACTGTATGACCAGATGATAAAGTACAGTCGGCAATCTTCTTCTCGCCAATATCAAGATCAGGGTAGATATTGAAAGCCTTGCAGAACGCTATCTCTGCGGCAGCCCCTCCTTTATCTATAAGATCCGCAGACTTGTCTCCGCGCCTTAAATCTTTGATACCACTCTCTCTTGAGGCTAAATGCCTAGCATTTCCTATGAAGGAAGCCAGTCTCTGCTCCGCCTCGTTGAGAGTAACAATCATCTATGCAAGAACGTCGTCTATTCGCGCAAGCAATGCCCTTGCTTGAGGGCTTCTGTTCGCCGCTATAAGCGGACGAGCAGCAAGTAATAGCCAGTTCATGTGAACAATCTCTTGGCTTGCTTGCGTGAGAAGACTTCGATCTCTCTCACTAATGTCCGGGCTTTCCGCTGCAAGGCGGATGTCGTCTACCGCTGCCATAATCTTTCATTGAGTACCTGTTGAGCCGAAACCTTCGCCCCCCCTGACTGTATCAGAAAGATTCTGCTCGGCAACTAGTACGAGTTCAGGGACGCGAACAACCATCAGTTGGGCGATTCGCATTCCTTTAGTGACGACAAAGTCTTCATGCCTATTGACATTGTGCAAGATAACGCCTATCTCGCCGCGATAGTCTGAGTCAATAAGACCGGGGCTATTAAGCACGGTTACCCCATGCTTCGCCGCAAGCCCCGATCTAGGAAGAATGAGACCGGCGTAACCTCGCGGGATCTCGACGAATGTTCCAGTCGGGACGATTTTCCATCGTCCCGGCTGAATGATGAATGGAGAGTCAGAAAGGATTTCTGCTACCAAATCGTACCCGGCTGCGCCGGATGTTCCCTGATGCGGCCTGTGCCCTACAAACTTTACATAGACATCGCTGTCAATCGTCATCCCTTGTTTTCCTAAGAGCGTTTTCCCTGACAATCTTTATCTCCTTCGGAGCGTCGAATCCGAAGTAGATGACCGGCTCTTCAGTCGATCCCCACATCACATGTTTGACGCTCAGAACTCTGACCGTTGTTTCATCCAGTTTAAGGGACGGGCTTTGTGGGGAGAACTGGACTAGCCTCCAGTCCTCCTTATCCCATACGTCCGCGTAAACTCTGGGCCGATCAAAACTATCGATTACCGAAGTAGCCTTGATGGCCCAGTCACACGAACCGACGAGATCATCTGGCCGAATATTCCGGCCAATGTAAACCACATCATTTAATCGTCGGTTCAGTACAAGCATTATTAGAACGGAAGCAGATCGTCGAAGTCGGGATCAGCCGCCGGGGCAGGCTTGCCACCCTTGGCTACCGGCTTACCTTCTGGCTTGAAAGGATCAGAGATCAAGCCTGAAAGTTTCGGGGCTTTCTCGTTGTCGCTCTGGTTTACCCACAGCGCAATAGAGATCTTCTCGCCAGCCTTGATGTTGCGATGTGCGGTGAGGTTTCCCTTGACGTACGGCTGCTTACCGCCACGCTCGTACTTGTCGTTACCCCAGAGGGCTACCTTGCCATTGTCGTTATACTGACTCATTCCAGAATCTCCACTTGATATGCAACGGTCGCCTTCTTTCGATAGGAGTCGAGAGTGCGACCTTTACTCTCCAACAACTCATTCAGGTTCAGTTCCTCAAACACAGACTTGTAGTCAACTGCACCCTTACGCTCAATCCGGGCGATCTTCACGATTCCATTCGTGCAAGACCCGTACTCGGTTCCGATCTTCTGCTTTAACTCGTCCAGTTCCTTGCGGAGCGGGGCAGAAGCCTCATCAAGTTTACCCAATTGCGCAGCGAGTTGCGCGACCCTGTGCATCGTATCGTTCGCCACGAACGCCATCTTCTTTTCTTCATCTAGGAATGGCTTGCACAGTTCTTCGTCGTTTATCACCCGCTGATAATCCTTGTGGAACGCCTCCAGTGGGGGGAGGGCGGATTCAATCCACTTAGGATCTCGCTCAATCCGCTCCATGTGAGCGTCATCGTCGCTGATCCAGCACACGAAGTCGCACCATTGAGTGCCTGTGACTTCCATAACGAGACGGCACTGCGCCTCGTAATACGGCTTGTCAGCGAGTGTGTATACACGCTTAGCGTAGAACGGAGTCTTGACCTCGATGCAGCCATCAAAGCCTACGAGACCGTCCGGTGATGCGCCGAGAAACGGGATCTCAGGGTGAGTGATGAACCCCACCTCATCGACCATGTACCCACGCTGAACCTCAAGGTAGCGGCGACCATAAGCCTCATGCTCCTTTT